TTGCTTACCGACACAAAATTAAGAAAAGCTCTTGGCAAAAAGAGAGACCAGATCGAGGTCATATCGGACGCCCATGGTCTGAATGTCCGGTTGTCTACTTCCGGCAGTATAACATTCTTTTACCGCTACAGATGGAACGGGAAAGCCGCTCAGCTAACGATTGGCGATTATCCCACCACCTCCTTATCTCAAGCTCGCGAACGTAGACAGCAGTTCAGGGCCTGGTTGACAGAAGGACTCGATCCGAGACGGCAAACAGTTCTGGAGAAACAGAAAAAAGTCGAAGCGCTCACCGTTAAAGAGGCTTTCGATTACTGGGAAAAGTATTACTGCATCCCCGAAGGTCTTGTGAAAATCAAGGTTAACCGACGGGACTTCAATAACCATATAGCGCCTGTGCTGGGGAACATGATTGTTGATCAGACCACTAAAGCGCACTGGCTTAACCTTTTTGATGGCATGGGGCGAAGAGTTGTCACTGGTCAGATGCTTGGGCTGATGCAGCGTACGTTCCGTTTTTGCTCCAATCGAGGGGTAATTAATGTGAACCCAATTGAGAGCCTTAGGCGCTCTGACGTAGGTCTCACAGCATCCGTCAAAGATCGCAGATTGAGTGATGAGGAAATCAAAACAGTTTGGAATATCCTTCCTGAATTGAAGTACAGACAACAGCTGATAATGAAGTTTCTCATCATGACTGGCTGCCGGAGTACGGAGATCAGGACAGCAAGATGGGAGTGGTTCGATTTCCATGAGCAAACGTGGACCATTCCGGCAAGCGATTATAAAACCGGGAAATCGGTCAGAAGGGCACTTCCCGAGGCAGTAGTAAGAATGATGTTAGCAGAGAAGGAAACGTCAGTTTCAAAACACGTTGTGACACTGTCACGCTACAGAGGGCCAGAAGATGACAGACCGCCACTACAACCAAACGTCGCTCTGTTTTCTGCTCAGATTATAGCTAAAACAGGCATGAAGCCCTGGTCTCTCCATGACCTCAGGCGAACAGTGGCGACACGCCTTTCTGAATTAGGTGCGCCGCCACATGTTGTGGAAAAACTGCTTGGCCATCATATGGCAGGTGTCATGGCACGTTATAACCTGCATGATTATCTGGATGATCAGCGTCACTGGCTTGCTGTTTGGCAGGATCACCTTGAGAAGCTGGTTGGTCAGCCTCTGGTTTGATCCCCACGTTATCTTCCCAGGCCAACAAGTCTGAAAGTCTCCACCTTTTAGGGCTGCCATTTATTTTAGGCTGCGGGAATGGCTGAGCAAAGTAAGAGGGCATCCGGGATGGGGTGCTCCAGAAATAAAGTGTGCTGCGCGATATTTTGTATCTGGACAGAACGTCATCGGTTATCAAAATTTCATCTGATTTATGAGATGTATTAGTCATAAAAACCCCTTAGTTACATTGTCCAGGCAGATGGTGTAGCCGGCGCGCGCAGCTCATGGCTGTGGCCACATAGCTACTTTTTCTGTTAACAACTTCTACAGTGATCTTTGAGCCTTGAACCACCACCGTATAAGTTCTCTTTGTTTTCTGTCGCCCGTAGGCTCCATAAAGCTCAACGTGTTTTGCCAGTGCCGCATCGCACGCCTGGCGGCCCAGCGGTGATTGTTTGCTTCGGTTAATCAGTCGCATATTCACCTCACACAAAGACATCAACCGGGTCGCCAGCTGCGCGCGCGTTGTCGTTCGCTTCCCGGCGGAGGCCGAGAACATAGCCAACGGGATCCCAACTTGACAGAATTGCATTGAGCTCTTTATGGCTGTGCCAGGTTGTCAGGCGTTTTTTAAGCTCGCTGGCGCAGGCGCGCACGTTCGCCCGGGTGGGGCCGGCCATCTTCATGCATAAGCACAAAGTCAGAAGCAGATCCGAATATTCGTCGGCGGCTGCACGCAATGCTGCCGGGTCGATGCTGGCTTCCAGCTCAGGTAATCGATGTTTAAGACTCATGCTGCACCGCCTTCAACGCGCTTGAACTCGATAACCCAAACCCAGGGGTTGGCTTTCCAGCTCTCCTCGCCGTAGATTGAGTCCCACAGCTCGCGGAATGCTAAACCGGCTTCCATAGGGCCAGATGCGGCAATAACACCCTCGGCGCGTGCATCGTCCTGGCTCATGCTGCGTAGGCGCTCCACGCGCACGCCGGTGATTTCCAGCAGAATGCGGCTGGCCCAGCGCGGCATGTGCAGCGAAGGAGTCCATTTCTCAGGCGTTGCCGGTTTATTGCAGACAGCTACGGGTACACGGCGGGTTTGCTCCGTCCATGAATTTCGCTCGCTGGCTTTGTATACCAGGGTAGCGACGTCTGTAGCCCGGCTATGCACCCGAAAAGCCTCCCGCACCCAGATGCGGTCGCCGACAGCACCAAACGGACATGGGTGCCAGAAATCGCAAGCATGCTCTGCATCTTCGCTCCACGGCCATTTGCTACCGTCCTCACGCTCACCAATTTCAGTGAACCGAGTCTGTTTCCATTTGATAGGTCTCCGGGTCTGCGTCTTCCGGCCGTCGAGCAGCGCCCGCACCATCTCAGCGTTAAAAATCATTCCGCGCTCAGAAATTTTCGTCATATCGTTACCGGGAGGGCGAACCCTCCCGCCTCCCTTAGCCCACGTATTCCGATTTCATGTCGTCCAGGGTGATGCGGAACTGGTCATACAGTTCATCACCGAGGTGGCGTTTCGCGCCGTTGAGAATGCCTTCAGCTTTAGCGAACAGTTCGACGGCTTCCGGATCCCCCGGGTTAGGGAGTGAATTTATGGCGGCCTCAACTTTGTTTCTGGCATCAACCATGAAGTAGCGCTGCACTGCTTTACCTTTCAGTTCGGTGAAGAGAACAGTACCCAGCACAGCTTTCTCTTTATCCAGATCAGCTCTGATGGCTTTTGCCGCATCGACCGATTCGGCGCGTTCAATACGATCACGGAAATCGTCAGCAAGTGAATCAATGCTGATACCTGTAACCTGTTCGCTGGTGGTGGTGTCAGAGCTGCTTGTAATCTCAGCCACAGACATTCTTTGCGCCGGCACCGGGTTTATTTCTCGCTCGGTCCTTTGTTCAACTTCATCCGGGCTGTAAACACCCAGGATGACTTCCGGGCAATACAGCCGTGCCCAGTATTTGACGCCCAGATAAGCGATCTGCTGTTTCGGGTTAGAAACCCACAAAGGAGAATTACGTGTGACGACTCCAGAGAGATAAAGTGGCTCCCCCCAGGTGATTTCTGATTCACCGCGCAGAATCGCGCCGACCTGGACGAATAACCCGATTTCGTCTTCATCAGTCCAGCCGCGCACCCGTTCTGTAACGCTGTATTTCCCATTTTTACCGTGTTTTTCCCTGGTAATTTCCTGCGTCCTTGTGCAACGTTCCCAGTCGCCGCCGTAGCGATAATGAAATCGACCGTTAATAGCGCTGGAACTGGCGATTACCGCGTTGACGAGCTGGGCTTCATATCCGAGCACGCCGTTTACCAGATGCGTTTTTTGCGCGACTGCATAGGGATTCATGCCCCACTGCATAGCCTGCATAACGATGGCCATGCAATCGGCTGGCTTACCTGCAAGGTGAGCTGGCACTGTCACTTGTGAATCAGCCATAAGGTTTGCGAAAGCAGTTAACTGACCGAGAGCCTGAACGTTAAAGATCGCGTTGCTAGCTGAAATGGTGTTTGGTGCCTGCTGTTCGGCTGTAACAATGTTAGTGTTTTCCATGACTGTTCCCCCTTATGCCTGTACGCGCAGCGCTTCGAGACGGCGCATATCAAAATCGTTAAGTTCTTCGGTGTAGTCTTCGGTAATCGGCGCCGGCCATTCGCCAGTGTCGAAACCGTTCGCGATGGCTCGCATTGCTTTGCGATATTCCAGCATGCCGAGTTCCAGCAGTTCTTCGGATGCCTCGATGATGGCGATCCAGTGGTAGTTCTCGTCTTTGTTGACGAATATCCAGAAGAACTGGTCAAGGGCTGCGGTTTCGCAGTACATAGCCGCGCTCAGGTGGTAATCGCGCTCGATGATTTCCCGGTGCAGCTTCGCGCGCAGGCCTTCCTGCTTAATGTTCCACATGCTGATGGTTTTAAGGTCTGCACCGATGCGCAGGCCTCCCATGTCTATCTCAAGGTCAGGACGCACACGAACTTCCAGCCCGGTTTCCTCATCAATGCCGAAATAGCTCACCTCGACGGCCCGGCTCGGGTGCGTCAACAACTTGCCAGCGGTCGGGTGATTCAACAGTGCTTTCTGAATGGTCAGCGCCGTAGCCAGCTGCTGGCGGGTAACCAGCACTTTTCCTTCCGGGTTCTCGCGCCATGCATCCAGCAGCTCGTCGGCAAACACGGCATCCGGTTTTACCGATTTCACGGCCTGAATCAGATCGGCCTTTGTGCCAGAGACTTTCAGGGGCTGCGCCTTCTGTGCTTCCTGAGCAACCATGTCAGGATTAATAAGCGCCAGCTGTTCCAGTAAGGCATCGCGGCCACCGCTGGTTTTCACCTGGGCGGGCAGGGTGGCGTTGTATTCTTTGATGCAGGCCTTCATTGCGGTGGCGGTTTGCTTCTGACCGTCTTCAATGCGCTGGAACTCAGCAGGTAAAGACATATAACCCTGGCCGGTTTCTTCAACTGATGTACCCAAGGGAACCTGGGCGGGCAGGTTCGCGTTGTATTCCTCCAGGAATCTTTTGATGTCATCTGCGCTGAGTAAAACCGGAAGCCCGTTGTTGTATTCGTCGATAAATGCGCGGATCGTCGCCGTAGTGGTGAAGGCGCCTTCCGGGATTTCCGGCTCGATACTGAATTCTTTTTCCAGCTGATCAGGCTGCAGCGCCAGTGCATGCACCAGATTTCCCATATCCAGAACAGGGGATCGTACCTTCTGTATTGTTTTGGATACGTGGCGCGCCTCGAAATACATCAGCGATACCCGGGCATCTTTAACCATCGTGGAGCTGATGCCGTTAGCGGCGTGGTAGACCTCATTTGGCACGCCTTCATATCGACCAGGCTCGAAATACTCCGGCCATGCTGGCGCTGCTTGTTCAGCATCTTCCTCTTCATCGCTATGAGCACTCTCGGAAACCTGGCTTTTCAGCACTTCGGCGGTAAGATCCGGGCAGCGTTCAGCCAGTATTTTGCTCATGTTCACGGCAATTGTTTGCGCAGGAGGCTCATCAGCGCCTTCGCCTGCTGATACCGCATTATCATTTTCGTCTTCGACCGGCTGAGCCGTTTCCATCTGCACATCGCTGGTGGTTCCCCCGGAATTAACTGGATGTAATTTTTCTTCTGCAGCACGCTGGCGCGCTTGGTCCACGATAGAAAGTGCTGGTGCTGGCTGGCTATCCATCAGACCATCAATCGAAAAAACACCATTGCCCATGTTTGAAACTTCAGGCTGTTTGGGTTTGGTCAGGTCTTCGGTTATGGGGTATATGAGTTGGCCGGTTGTCAGCAAAACGCCTAAATATGATTCGCTAATGCTGGGGCAGTCTGTTCGTCCGGCGAGCACGACGAACAATGCGTTTGTTCCCCTGGGCGTAAATGCGTGGCAACCTCTGCGGGCAGTTGTACAGTCAGTCTCTGGCAGCGCCATTCTGTCCGATGCGGAGCAACTCGCGCTGGCTCGAAGCGCGGTTAATGAAGGGGAGAGTCCGATCGTTGGCGCGGTGAACGGATTCAGACGACACTTCCTTGAGGCGCACTGTCTGAGTGCTGACCCCGGTCGACTGTTTGTCGCCTCCACGGTCGGCGTGTCCGGCCAGTCAATTGCCAGCCTGATGGACGATACCAAATATTTTAATCGTGTCGTTGAATGCGTAACGAAGGCAAAGGCCCTGGCTGACAGCGAAGGGAAAACCTATTCGGTTACCGGGGTCGAGTTCGTCCAGGGACAACGCGACTATGATGACGGAACGCCTAAAGCCACATATAAATCGCAACTGGGGCAACTCTACAACAAAATCAATAATACAATTCGTGGGATCACCGGCCAGAAAGACAATCCAGCCTGGTTTATTTCTCAGACGGGATACACCTACAGTCCTAATCCAGCCACGCAGCCGGTGAACGCTGTCGAGCTTTGGGTTGGAATGGCGCAATGGGAGTTTTGTCAGGAAACACCAAACTGTTTCCTCATTGGGCCGGACTATCAGTTGCCGGATAAAGGCGGCCATCTGATGACGAACGGCAGTCGCTGGCTGGGTTGTTATTTTGCCAAAGCAAAAGATCGTGTACTGAATCAGCGGCGTCCATTCCAGCCACTCGCTCCCACGGGTATTACCTGTGCAGGTTCAGATTTTCTGTTGAGTTACTACGTCGATCATCCACCTTTAAAATTTACCAGCCCGTTCAGGAACGGAACCAGAACCCCCATCACTAATAGCGGATTTCGCGCCTGGCATATGATTGATGCCGATCCGTCAGGCATAGGGACAGAACTGAATATCACCAGCGTTGCTGTTGCAGCCGACACGGTTATTCGCCTGACATGCGATACAGAGCCGCAGGGGAAAGTCCGGGTGGCTTATGCCACACGTCCCCAGTATGGGCAGGGCATGGTAACTGATTCTGATAAATACGTACCGGATGAAGTGTACGAATATGACCCGCAGTTCACCCAGTGGCCGGAAGAGAATATTCCGGAGCTGATCGGCAAACCCTATCCGATGGAAAACTGGTCTATTGCCTTTTCCATGACCTTCACTAAGGATGAATAAATGAGCCTGGCAATTCAGAAAGATGTCGATTTTTCTGCGGTGGCTACCGGATATTTACCTCCGGTAACTGCAGGCGTGGAGTACTTCAATTTTTTTAACAGCGAAGACTCGCTGACACGCAACCTGATCCCCAACAAGCCGACTCCTGCAAAGAACGGGAGTCCGCTCTTTAACACCAACGGGCAAAGCTTCCTGCTGACCAACCTGCTGAATTTCATCAATACCGGGATAAAACTGACTGATGAAATGACCATTATTACGGTGGCAGAACCAACCGGCGCGGATGGTTTTTTCCCGACCTGGTCCACTACAGGTTCGCCGATTACAAATGGAGGGAGTTTCACGTCACAATCCTTTATGCGTCAGAGCGCCACCACGCGAAACCCAACGCTGTCGCTGAGTTATTCCACTGATGGTTTCATCACCCGACAGAACCTGTCGTATGGGGTATCGTCGGGTGTTGATAATATCAGGCTCCGCGCCATAGCATCGGCATTCAGTCAGACAGCAAAAACGTCCAGCCTTTATGATCTGACGAATAATAAAAATGCCCAGGCACCTCTGCCAGCAAATGGCGTTTATGGAAAGTCAGGTAACATCCTCCTAGGATCGCATTACAACGCCGCAGAGAGCTCACAGGGTAATTTGTACGCGGCCGCGATTTATAGCCGTATGCTCTCAACAACTGAGATCAATCAGGTATATGCTGCGTTAAAGGCGTATTACTCTAAAAGAACCCTATCGATTTGATTTCTTTTACGTCGGGCATAATAACAAGCGATTAACATTGTCGCTTGTTATTATTTCTAGCTGACTTTAGCAATTGATTAAAAAAAACTAACTGTATTACCCACTAACTTTGAGAAGGGGCGGCAATATTTTCTGGCTTCAGGAGCAAATATAATCCATGGCTTTAATTGCGGCGAGGGCTCTTTCGGGTACCATACAGCACGATTTTCTAATTGCCATTCATATTGTGTGATTTCTTTCACAAACATTGGAAGTACAGAGGATGAGTGATGGTTGTAAGGGATTGGGTCTGTAGAGTATACGATGTCCTTGCAGGTAATAAAATTGGCAGAGTTTCTAATCGCATTGCTTATTTCTCGGAGGAATCCATTAGGATCAGAAATTTCATAACAAGCGTTAATTTCATTATGATGTTCGTTCCATTTTTTGAATAATTCGTTGCTATAGGCGTTACTTGAGCAAAAAATAAATGCATTAGGGCTGTTTCTTATTACATAAAATGTGCTATTTGTTATGTTGACACTACCATTACCTGTAACTTCTAGTGAATCTGAGATAACATTCTCATTGGATGAGCTATTAAGATAAAGATTTTCTGTGACATCTCTATTTATTTGTCTTCTTCCTTCCTTAGAATCACCTCTGCCTAAACTGTGAGTTAAAATATCTTTAAAATCATAGATTGTACCAAGACGTAAGCAGCCTTTATCAAAAAAAGATTCTAAATGTTGCTCTTCCAAAAACTTGTAAAGTGGCATATTATTTGCATCCTGAGTTAGTGTGAGTTATATACAGCATCAATAATAAATTAGGCTATTTTAAATTAAAATTCTATGAGTTTCATTTAAAACCGACAAAATATTACAGACTTACTATTTAAAAGACACACAAATGATACATGCTGTTGTTATGAAGTTATTAAGTCATTGAATAACAGTAAAAACTATGAACCCCAGTGTCGTTGCGCAGAAATGACAAATACTGGATACGGACGCTACCCGGCAGCAGGTGGTTGATGTGTCAGGCGTGGACGTCAAGACGATTTACAAATATTTACCGGCGAGCTAATTCGTACCATCAACGCCTTACGCCTGTCATCAAATTGATAGTTGAGTATAAATAATAGGGAAAGAAAACCCGGCGCTTAGGCCGGGTTTTTACTGATTGAGCGCTGTTTTTTGTATGCTTTAGGTTTACGTACGGACGCGTTAGCCTTTGGCGCTACCCCAGTATTCCTCTTCTTCGCGAATATCCTCTTCGTCTTCCTCGGACAGTTCACGGCTATCGAGTTCGATAATCGTGTTAGCCTGTTCCAGAACCTCTTCAACTTCTGGAGCAAAAGAGTCGCCTTCAATGTCTGATAATTTTGTTTTTAAAAAATCATCAGATAACTTTGACTTGAGGCCAAGGTGATCATCATGGCGCACAAAAACTTTTGGGGTATTACCAAGCTCAACCACCGCATCAACTAATTCGCCTACTGTCACAGGAGTTATCTCCATAGATTCAGCAACTTGATTTAAGTTTTCACATTTACTCATAAACACCTCGCAAAGGAAGAAGAACCAAAATTATCTTCTTCATCCCTAATTGAGTCAAATGACAGCAGCACGAAATCACCGCTCCTCTCTGCAGAAGGTCACTTTTTCTTTCAAGGCATGCGCCCTGGCGGAAATGGAATGAGAGCTGATCGTCGAGCGTACCCTAGTCGGGTTAACTGCAGCGAGGGAGCAGGGGAGAGTAGGCGGACGCCCCCGGGTAATGACTGAAGAAGTGGTGGAGCGGTGCCGCAGGATGCTGGATACGGGTACTACGCGGCAGCAGGTAGCCGATGTGATAGGGGTAGACGTGAAAACAATCTACAAGTACCTCCCGGCAACTTGAAGACAAAGATTTCACTACTTTTCCTGATATGTTACGTTTGGCTTAATCAATTCATTCAGCTTTGAAAACAGTTTGGTTTGTTCGTGAACGGTAAGAAAACAATAAGTTTTGAGCAATTTTTAACTATTAACAGCAATCTTGTTTCCATCTCAGATACATGGGCTGACTTGTGGGCGTTAATTTTTCACACGGGTTTAAGCGCTGGAAGGCTGCTGAGTATTCGATATGATGATATTGATGGTGACTTGATACTGATACGAAAACAGGGTCACCTGAAGGAGCTACGTGTTAAATCAACCCCTCCAGTGGAGGCGATGATTGCTCGTAGAAGAGAACGCTATCCAGAAGATGTTTATTTATTTCAGAGTCATTCTAACCGTGTGAAGTACCATCGCCGGCCGGTCACTATAATTGCTTTCAACGCCGCTTTACGTCGCGCCGCTAGATCATTACCAGACGTTAACGTAAGCAGTAGTAGCGCGAGAAACATACCGGACTAAGCGCCTGTCCAGTAGCGTGTGGCCGATGTGACAGGCGTGGGAGTGAAGACGATTTACAAATATTTGCCAGTACAATACGGCGATAAAAAATCCCCTTGAGCAGGCACACTCAAGGGGAAAATACTACATAACATCATTGCTGTGTGCGTCTTTGCGCTCGTCTATCTTCCAAGAAGATGCCTAAAGCTTCCAGATATTTCTGGTCTGAGCAGTTAAAACATTGGTTTGGTAGCCGATGTGATAGGAGTGGGAGTAAAGACGATTTATAAATATTTTCCAGCTGGTTAAGTTTGCTCACCTGCGAACCGTATGCAAGAGATCGCAGGTGAGCAATTTGCTATGAAGGCATTGCCATAGCTGAAAAATTTTAACCTCGCATTGTTCGCAAAACCATCAAACAGCTAAGGCCTGAAAACACTTTCAGACTAACCTTACTCGTTACATCAATGTGTTACGGCAATGACAAAAATTGATAGCCAGAACCTATATTGATCTGTCGCCCTGTTAAAACTACTGTATATAAAAACAGTGTTAATCTGAGCGAGTCAATTATGCAGTTTTACACGCCCGTTGAGTTACGTGAGATCATGCTGATCCCGTTGTACAGTGACCTTGTGCAATGTGGTTTTCCAAGCCCTGCACAGGATTACGTTGAGCAACGCATCGATCTGAACGAGTTGCTCGTTAACCACCCCAGTGCGACGTATTTTGTCAAAGCCGCCGGCGACAGCATGAAGGATGCCGGCATAGGAGAAGGTGATCTTCTTGTTGTGGATAGCTCAAGGACAGCAGTTCATGGCGATATCGTTATCGCTGCAGTGGATGGGGAATTCACCGTTAAGAAGCTGCAGCTGCATCCGCGGGTTCAGCTTAACCCAATGAACCCTGCATATTCGCCGATAATCGTCGGTAGTAAGGACACTCTCGACGTGTTCGGGGTGGTTACGTACATCATCAAATCAGCTGGCTGAGATGTTTGCACTTTGCGATGTGAACTCATTTTACGCATCCTGCGAAACTGTTTTCCGTCCTGACCTGAAGGGGCGTCCGGTGGTCGTTCTGTCAAACAACGACGGCTGTGTGATCGCCCGCTCGCAAGAGGCGAAGCCCTTCGTCAAAATGGGCGAGCCTTATTTCAAGCAAAAGCACATGTTTCGCCGGCACGGTATTATCGCGTTTAGCAGCAACTATGAGCTTTATGCCGATATGTCCAACCGAGTGATGACAACGCTGGAGGAACTCTCTCCACGCTGCGAAATTTACAGTATTGATGAGGCATTTTGCGACCTGACAGGAGTTCGGAATTGTCGCGACCTTACCGACTTTGGCAGGGAAATTCGCGAGACGGTTCTGCGCAGGACGCACCTCACGGTCGGTGTCGGCATAGCCCAGACTAAAACCCTGGCAAAGCTGGCCAATCACGCGGCGAAACAGTGGCAGCGACAGACCGGAGGAGTGGTGGATCTGTCTAATCTTGAAAGGCAGAGGAAGTTGATGGCTTTGCTGCCGGTGGATGAGGTCTGGGGCGTCGGGCGCCGTATTAGTAAAAAGCTGGAGGCCATGGGGATTAAAACGGTACTGCAACTAGCGGATACCGATATCCGTTTTATCCGGAAGCATTTTAATGTGGTTTTGGAGCGAACTGTGCGGGAGCTGCGCGGAGAGCCATGTCTCGGTCTTGAGGAGTTCGCGCCGGTAAAGCAGGAGATTGTCTGTAGTCGCAGCTTTGGGCAGCGGATTTCCACCTACGAAGAGATGCGCCAGGCGATATGTCTTTACGCATCCAGAGCAGCGGAGAAACTCCGTGGTGAACATCAGTACTGCCGCTTTATCTCTGCGTTCGTCAAAACCAGCCCCTTTGCTCTGAATGAACCCTATTACGGAAACAGCACATCGGTAAAGCTGCTAACACCTACCCAGGACAGCCGGGACATCATCACCGCGGCGACGAAATGTCTCGATGCAATCTGGCGAGTCGGGCATCGCTACCAGAAAGCAGGAGTAATGCTGGGAGATTTCTACAGCCAGGACGTAGCGCAGCTCAACCTCTTCGACGACAACGCGCCACGGAAGAACAGTGAAAAGCTCATGGAAGTTCTCGATCATCTCAATGCGAAAGACGGACGGGGAACTCTATATTTTGCAGGGCAGGGAATCCAGAGCGCCTGGCAGATGAAGCGGGAAATGCTATCGCCACGTTATACAACCCGGTTTTCAGATCTACCAGTTGTCAGGTAA